GGTGCTCTAGGAGACTGGATATTCTGGATTGATAGTGATGAGTACATATCCGGGTTTGATTTCAAGTCCTATATCCGCAACAACTCATTTGATAGCTACGCGGTAAGCCAGCATCATTTTACGTGTGAACCTCGTGGCGCCCCAGCCCAGATTGACAAACCCGCTCGCGTCTTCAGGAACAATGGAACTTTCCAGTTCTTTGGCAAAGTTCACGAGCATGCTGAGAAGGGCTTCAACGGAGGCCCCGGTATGGTCATGATGCTCAACAGTATTGATATTGGGCACACCGGATACGTCAATGAAGGTGTACGCCGGGATCGGTTTGGGCGTAATTTCCCATTACTTAAATGGGATAGAGATGCTTATCCAGAGCGCAGGATTGGCAAATTCTTGTGGTTCCGTGATCTGTTCCACCAGATGCAGTGGTGCGTTGAGCAGAAAGACATAAATGGGGCTAGAAATTTAGCTCAAGAAGCGGTAAGGTTCTTCAAAGCGAATAAGGATGAGTTCCTTTATATTGGTTCTGGGCCACAGAATAGTCTCCACTATTATAGTGAAGCCAATCGTCTACTTGGAATTGGGCACAAAGTTAAAGTTAATTTGGCAATGGAAGGCTTGAGTGCTGAGTATGAAGCTCAATTTGAGAGTGCCACTGAAGCACTTGAGATAGCTGATAAAGCAATCAAAGAGCAAATAGAAAAGCGTAATTCAGGATATTGGCAATGATTCCAAGTCTGATTGGAGTGAGTTTACCATGAATTCAACTATAGAGCACAGGTTGAATGAAGTCTTACGGACTCAGTTTATTATCCTGGAAACACTCCAGCTAATAATGAGACGGCAAAGTAGGGCAGATAAAGTGCTTGTTAACGTAGCTAAAATGGAGAGATTTGAAATGTCGCAACTTGATGACCTGTTGACTTTGGTTGGTGACCAAGGGACTGTAGTGGCAAGCGCAATCACGCTTCTTGATGAACTCAAGGCCAAGCTTGATGCTGCTGGTACTGATCCCGCAAAACTTGCTGAAATCAGCACATTGCTTTCTACTCAGAAAGATGCACTTGCCGCTGCTATTGTCAAAGACACTATTGCCGCTAGTGAAGTTCCTGTGGTATAACTATGCCATATGCAACCATTGATGATGTATTTAAGAGATACAAACCGATACGCACAGTTGTCGGGTCTGAGGATCTTCAAGTTGCATCGGTTGATGTTTCTTCAATCTTCATCAATGATGCTGCCAGTTTGGTGGATGCATACCTGGCACACAAGTACACAGTACCTCTAACGCTTGTGCCATCATACATAACTCAAGTGACTGCTGATTTGGCAATCTTCAATATTCTTGTTGAGAAGCTTCCCAGCAGTCCTGACTTTTTCAAACCCCGGTATGACCGGGCTATGGCCACTCTCGCATCAATTATGAGTGGAACTATAATTGTAGCAAGTGCAATCTCTAACACTGTTGGTGACATGGAAGCCTGGAGCACAACTATGGGTTACCATGCTGTGTTTTCACCTGTTCTTCCGCCTGATGATCAGACTGTTGATATTGACCGTGTCAATGCGGATGAGAGTGCTCGCGTTGGGGATCTGGGGGCTGGCGGTGTTACAAGTTAAGGTTAATACGCGACAGCTCGATTTGGCTATAAACAAGGTGCGTTCCAATATGGAACTTCGGCGTCCATTGCTGGAGAAGATCGGCGCGGCTTTACAGCAATACACTCAACAAACTATTATGATGCAAGGTCGTAACAGGGCATGGGCTCCGCTCGCGCCTAGCACACAAATTTCTACGGGTAGAACTAAGGCGCTTGTTACCCTGATTCCCTTTATTAGGTACAGGGTAAACAATCGTAGCGGTGTCACAGTTTACTTTTCTAAACGACCTAAAGGTTGGAGCCTGGACGCCCATGAGCGCGGGTTCACTTCTCGTGCCGTACCTACAAACGTCTTCATGAAAGCAAAACGTCTTGGTGGTTTCAGCGGCAGGGCGGCATCCAGAGTGCCGGGGCGGAAAGTCTGGCCTACCTTGGCTGAAATAGAACGCACCACCAGACCTCTTACTCGTGATTGGATTTCTGACATAGTCAGGAAGTCTTGGAGATGATAGACTATACTGGCATAACTGACGGAATTCAAACCATCCTCCAAGCAGGAACCTATACCGATTCAATCAAAGAGTATCTGATTGAGGGCATGGATAGGGACATGGTGCTAGAGAATATGCCTTTTATCAATGTGCGTATGATTGGGGCGGCATTTGAGATTAGGTCTTTGCCTAATGGATATTACGCATATCTGACGTTTGCTATAGACGTTACAACTTTTGACTTGAGCGTGTATAAAAAGGCAGCTATAGTCAGAAACAGGATTTTAAGAGAGGTCCAGCTTCAGCTTCAGAGTAATAGGAAGTTTGTGGCTAGTGTTGAGACTTCCACAATTGGGCCGCGTATTGCTTTTTCAGCGGGCACTGCTGAAGATAATGATATAGTAAGAGGGCATGTTGCGTCAGCAACTTTTGATTTTGTAGTTGAGGCTTATATTGAGCCAACATAGGAGCATCAAATGCCATCAGGAACAGGCGGTCAATTAGCCCTCACAAGGTCTGATTCACTTTACTACAGCGTGCAGAGCGTAGATCGCTGGCACAACTTCGTCAGCGAAAGTGTTGAGCACACCATTAATGAACTTGAAGAAGGTGCCATTACTGGTTACAAAGATGCTCCACCATCCTACAAAGGATTGGATAGTGCGGCTGGCGATATAACGCTTGAGCCAGATCCCAACGCTCTTGGCGATTGGATGCGTGCTGTATTCGGTCAGTCTTCAGGCACAGTTCTTATGCAGGCCGGATCAACCGGGGCAAACTCCCAGTCTCTTGGCGCTGGTAAGCCAGTGATGCAGCATCGCTTCCTGCCAATCCAGACGGCAGTTGATAACAGGAACTTTCTGCCAGCATACACAATGATGATCTACCGTGATCTCGGATCAGCTTGGTTCTATCAGGGCATGTGTGCTTACGGCATCGAGTTCAATATTGCTGCTAATGCCTTGGTTGGCGCAACAGTCAACCTGATGGCAAGAAAGGTTGAACGCTATGCGCAGACTACTTCTATTGCTGCACTCAGCAAGAGAACTGGCTCCAGGCCTTGGATATGGGATCAAGCCTCAATCCAAGTTTCCTCCGGGCAAGTCGGACTTGGAAACCTCGTTGTCAACCAAAACTATGAAAGCCTCTCCATCGGGCTTCAAGTCCCGGTTGAAGGCGTGGTTCTTCTTGATGGCACAAAGTATAATGCGGAGTATCAGATCAATGATTTCCGCCGTGTCTCGCTGAATGGCACTCTATCATTCCGTAGCCAAGAAGAATATGATGCATTCATAGCTTATGAAAATAGGTCTTTGCGTGCCACCCTTCGTGATACTGCAAGTCAGAGCCTGTTGGGCAATCCAGCTTCTGCTTACTACCCAACTCTGCAGATTGACATTCCGCAGACCAAGTATCTGTCTTGGAGCGCCCCTATTGGTGGGCCAAACCGTATCCAAGCAACATTCACAGGCAAGGCGGAGCGCGATACAACTTCGCTCTATATGATTGAAGCATTGCTCACCAATGTCACATCAAGTTATTAACCTCAGAAAGGGGCACAAATGAAAGTAAGTTTTAGTAAGCTAGTCAGGTTCATTCCAACGTGGCACGGGAATGATAAACTACCTGAAGCGGATCAGATTAAAGCAACGCTATCTGTTATGTCATTTAGTGATCTGCTTAAGTTGAGCGAGGGTTTTGGAAAGAATACTGATGGCAATGTTGATGCTGAAAAAGTATTCCACATGGCTGAAGATCTGATTCCAAAATACGTTACAGTTGAAAACCTTTCAACTGATGATGGTCCCGCCAATCAGAATGATCTAGTTGTGTACCCAATCTTTATGGGATTGGCAACCGAGATACTTATTAAGTTGTCTGAAATTTCTACTCCAAAGGACAATGATGAAAAAAACTAAGGGCGGCAACTAGGTTAAGTTCTGACGTTCGCACGTCACACCTTGTTGCCGGATTGACTACACAGCACTACTCGTGTAGTTATTACTTGAGCTGGTTTCATAAGTGTTATGATATGACTGAGATGGGATGGCAATTAGTTAGAACCCCTGATGGCTCCCCGGTATCAGATTGTAATGCCTTCATGTTTGCAACTTTTGATGTCATCGCCAGTGTTAAAAACACAATGATGTCTGAAGCCAGGAGTAAGAAATAATGGCGATGGGCCCGAACTATCCCGGTGTAGCTGCCTTTAGTGCTGCACACGGAGTAAATGCTGGTATAACTGTAACAGCCAATACTACACAAGCTAATAAGGCTATGGAGGAGCTTGGAGCCAATACAAGAAGGCGTCTCAATGGTATAGCATCTTCTGTTTCCAAAGCTGGTAAAAGTCTATCTGATTTTGATCTTCACGTTAGGCGCATCAACGGAAACATTGTTGCTCTTGGATTTGCTTTCTATGGCGTGGCAAGCAAAGTTGAAGACTTTGTTTCTCGCGGCGCAAAGATGGAACTATTCCAGAAGCGCATGGAAGGAGTTTCTGGTTCTGTAGTTGATGCGCAGAAAGACATGGCTGCCATTATAACAATGGCGCAAAATGTCCCATTCAAACTTGAAGCTGTAACACGCGCATTCATCAAGTTGAAGTCTGCTGGTATTGAGCCAATAACTGACAAGCAAGGCAATGGCCCACTCAAGGCTATGATTGATGCCATGGCTGCTTTTGGTGGAGATAGTGAGCAGCTAGACCGGGCTATTATCGCTATCACTCAGATGGCTGGTAAGGGCACAGTTTCTATGGAAGAACTGCGCCAGCAGTTGGGTGAGTCCATTCCTACAGCGATGCGTATTGCAGCACGCGAAATGCACATGACTGTTAGCCAGTTTATCAAGGATGTATCTCGCGGCAAGATTAGCTGGGAGCAGTTTGCTAAAGTATTCTTTGCTGGCCTTGAGAAGAATTATGCTGGCCGCGCTAAAGCATTGATGAATACTTTTACAGGATCACTGGCCCAGCTTGACACTCAGTTTGACATACTAGCTAAGACGGTGTTTGTTGACACCAATACAATGCGCTACTTCACAGCAGCTGTACAAGTTGCTACAGATAAGATGAAAGAACTTGATGCTTTCTTGCGCACAAAGAAAGGCCAAGACTGGATCAAGTCACTTTGGGAAGATTTTAAGCAAGTTGTTTTGTATGCTTCATCCGCAGAGAAGCCTATTCGCGCAGTAATAGATTCAATTAAAGCAATTGGATCTGCAGTAGGCGGTGTAACAGGCAGCTTGCCACCAGCAGCAGTTACTGGCGGATTGATGTCATATGTGTTATTTGGCAAAGCTGGAATACTTCCTGGAGCACTTGTAGGATATTTCAGCGATGGAATATCAAGAGCTGCAAATGCAGTACAAAAATTTATTAAAGATGTTGATGGTTATTTTGAATCATCAGCACCCGGTACAATTGCTGGTGGTGCTGCTATTGGAGGCTATCTTGGATATAGGATTGCTGGCCCATATGGTGCACTGGCTGGGGCAATAGGCGGAGCACTTAAAGCTGCTATGCCATCAATAAATAGTTTTATTGATAAAATTGATGAGCTTACTATGCCTGTGCCGGAATTTGATCCGCAGCACAAACTTAAAGGTAATGATAGCCAAGCTTTATATGATTCAGTTGTTGCTGAATGGGAGCACGCAAAACAAGATATATATAACAAGCTGCACGGTTTGACTCTTGAAGTTCCTGTTAAGGTTGATCTCCCACCAGATCTAATGGGCAAGTCATTATTGGATGAGATTACAGCAAAGACTGACACAGTAAAAGATGTTCTTGTTCAGAAGCTTGAAGAAATAAGTCTTGAGACAACCAAAGCTTCAGCAAGAATAAATTCCAGTATCGGCACAAATCAAATTCATTTTGTTAATAAGGATCAAGCTGTTGCAGAACTAACAGATTACCAAACAGAAATTGTTAAAAAAATTGATGAGATCAATAAGGCAATTGACGCTCAGACAACTAAGAGCAATGAGGCTATTAGAACAGGGGGAATTCACAGCCCTATTGCTCAAGGATATGAAGAAGACCTTGTGAAGTTAAAGGCGCTTCTGTCTGATACTGAAAAGTTATATCAGGAAACTGGTTCTAGAATACAGCAAATTAAGATGACGCCTGATGTTGCACAAGGGATCAATGATGATCTTGTATCCCTAAAAAACTATGCAGCAACTTATGATACATCATTTGAAAGTGTTGAATCAGCTAGAGCTAAACTTGCTGCATTTAGTGAGGGTCTTGCTGAACATAAAAAGCAACTTGATTCATCAAATCTTAGTGCGCAGCAAAAAATTGAATTAGACAATGCCATGACAGCAACGCAAGCTGAACTTGCAGACATGGTAGATAGGGTCAATCAGAAAGAAAAGGATTCAGCAAATTCTGTAACATTCAACGCTAAAGCAACTGCTGAAGTCACAAAGGAAGTTGACAAGCTTGCCATAGCTGGTAGGCGTTTATCTCTTGGTGAGAGCATGACTGGAGAGGCAGAGCGAATTCAAGGTGCTAAGGATAAGATTGTAGCTTACCTTGATGAGATTGCAGTCGAGATTGAGAAGATAAAAGCCGAACAACAATCTGGTCTGATATCACCTGAAGTTGCAAATGCTGCTATAGCAAATCTTCAGGCAATGGCAAATGCTGCTCAGGGGGCATCTGGTACTATGATACATGCCGCCACTGATGTTGGGCAAGCCTGGACTGATATGGGAAAGTCAATCTACTCGGCTATTGAAACTTCTCTTGGCGATGCCATATATGGATTGGTAACAGGCACCAAGAGCCTCAAGGATGTTCTTCTTGACCTGTGGCAGTCCGTTACGAAAGCAGTCTCCCAGTACATTGCCAAGCTGATTATGGCTAGTTTGTTTGGTGGTGTTGGAGGTGGCGCCACTGGTGGAGGTGGATTGTTCTCAGGGTTGTTTGGTGGGAACCTTGGAGGGCAGTTAAGCTTCGCTGGTGGCGGTAGTTTTATGCAAGATGGGAGAACCGGGTTTGATAAGAACTTAGTTTCAATGCGCGTGTCGCGCGGGGAACGAGTTACAGTTGAGACACCTGCTCAGCAGAATGCTAATAGCAGGCAAGGTGGAGGAAAGATATACAATATATATGCTCTTGACGGACACAGCGTTGAGCGTATATTAATGCAGCACGGAGCGGTAGTCCAGCGCGCATACAACAATAGGGTAAGGCTCAATCATCAATGATAGTATTCCCTTCATCTCCTGTATGGGCCGACATCACAAGAGAGGCGATGTGGAAAGAAGAAGTGTACCACTATGACAGTGGGCAGTTCCAAGGATCAACTGCGTGGAGCAGACCGCTGTATGTGTATGGAGTTAATGCTAAGAACTACCAGGAAACAAAGCAGAACTCTTTGGAAGCTTTCTGGAACTCTCTGAAAGGCAAGACTACTCCATTCCTATTCAAGGATCCATATGCCTATCAAGCCAATGCTGTATTGCAGCCTACTTCTACTAACATGGGCAATGGCTCTGGCTTTTACCTTATACAAACAAACTCGTGGCGTGTACTTCCTGATAGTGCTTTTCTTCTTATTGTTGATGGCAAATCTGGCACTCTCGTTTCAAGCACACACTATGTGGCTTCACTTGATAATGGTTGGATCACAACCAAAGTAACTGTTACTTCAACCTGGACAGCAAGTTTCCAGTATCTCCGCAAGTGCGTGTTTGATAGTCCTTATGCCCCCGGTTCAGACTTGTGGAATAGCTTCAATGCTAATTTTACAATCCGTGAGATACTTCCATCATGAGAACTACTACCTCTGGATACTGGGCACTATGCCAGCTGGACACGGTGAATATAGCAGAGCTCATCACTCTCTCTGGGAGAACACAGACTTGGCGCTGGACTACTAGCAACCAAGAGATTGTTTCATCAACGTATACATTTGTGCCGTTCCTTGGCGGCGCTGGAAATGGTATTGAGGAGAGTATTGATCTTGCTATCGCCACAATTGATTTTACACTCACAAATTCAGGCAACGACTTTGAGCCTGTGCTTATTGCAAATGACCTTGACATGGCCACTATTGTGGTGCGCAGGGTACACGTTTCCACGCCAGACGGAGGCACAAATGAGATCTACCGGGGGAAGGTTGGCGACTATTCATACAATCGTGACCAGATAAGTGGACAGGCTCGCAACTTCTTCAACTCAATCAACGTCCAGTGGCCGATGTATACGTACATGGACCAGTGCGCTTGGCGCTTCGGTAGCCCCGGTTGCGGCTTCAATACATCCAGTATCACGGTATCAAGCACAGTGACACCTGTATCAAGCGGGTATAGGATAGGCGCTGTGTGTGCTATGAACTCACTTTCCAACGGTTATTATGAGCGGGGCAAGTTTAGCTTTATCAGCGGAACCAACAGTGGGCTATCAAGGAGCGTGCGCGTACACAGCGGAACTAGGATTGAATTCTCCCACGCGTTCCCTTACAACATTGCATCCGGGGATTTGTTTAGTCTATATCCTGGTTGCCGCAAACGCCTTGTGGATGACTGCACAAGCAAGTATAATAACACACGTAATGCTCTGGCATTCCCTTGGATACCCAAACAGGAGAACGCATTTTAATGTGGCGCGATCAAGTAGTATCAGAAGCAATGACTTGGGTTGGAACCAAGTACCATCACAAAGGGCGCATCAAAGGCGTTGGGGTTGACTGCGGGGGCCTCATATATGAAGTGTATAAGAAAGTGATGGGAATACCCGCAGAGCCATTCCCCGCTAATTATGCTGAGGACTGGGGCCTCCACAAAGATGATAATGAACTCTACCTCAATTTCATTATGCCTTACATTGTGCCGACATCCGAACTCAAGCTTGGTGATCTCATCATCTTCAAATTCGGACGCGCTTATGCTCATGGAACGCTTTATGCTGGCAACAACAAGGTGGTCCATTCATACGGGCGCACAGGGTTCGGCTCGGTAGTGGTAAGTGATCTTGGTAAGTTTGGTGCAAGGGCCTGTAAGAAATTTACACTAGGTGAACAATGGCAGTCTTAGCTGGCGCACCACTTATTCTCAAAGTTGGTCTGGCTGTTGCTTGGCTTGTTGGCTCTTGGTTATTTGGGCCAAAGCAAAAGAAGAATAAAATCATTGATCCCGGTGCACAGGAAATGCCCCGATGGAACACAGCACTTCGCGGTATTACTCTGCCAGTTTTATTTGGAACCAACCGGGTGAGCTCACAGCTTATATGGAATCACGACTACACAGTTGTCAGGAAGGAAACGAAAGAAGGTGGCGGTGGCGGCGGAAAGATGGGAGGATCTGGCGGCGGCAAGGGCGGTGGCCAAGCTGGTGGCGGATCCATAACTTATGAATACTACTGGGACCTCATGTTTCATCTGGGAATGGTACCAGAACAATATGAGTTGATTAAAGGTTGGCTTGGAAGCCAGCGTATAAATAATGAGGCAATGGCTGCTATAATAGGTGGCACTGCTGGATCACTTGTTTTCGCTGATGTCAATGACCCAAATCAGACTGAAGATAAAAAGATAACGATGAAGTTCCAGGACTCATTTTACTTCAGGGGTTCTGGGCCAGCACTTGGAACTGATGATGCACTCGCTACAAATGATGGTTGGAGCGAAATATTCTCAGACATGGGGCTTCACGCACGTTGGCCGCACACTTGCTATGTAGGATTTAAGCAACTTGATCTAGGAGCATACCCATCAGTTCCCCAAATGTCATTTGAAATTGGTCCTGGCGGTGGAGATATTGCTTACAACAATTCTATGAAGCTAGAAGATGAGGTTGCAGTTGATGCAGTCTATGGTGGTACACCATACATAACAGGAACTGATGGAGTAATATATGCAATCGTTGAAGCAGCAGATGCTTCCTTTGGTGATGTAAAAATATACTCAGTTGTTCCTTCTTCTGATCTGTGGACTTATGTTAGGACATATACATCTGTTCAATTGGGCAATACTGTTTTAGCATATTCAACCAAATTACCAGATATTGGTTATTGCCATATAGCAACTTTAGATCCATACAATTATATTTCAATCAGTGGCGATGGGTTCACTGTAGCCAAAGCATATAATGCAATCGCAACAATTGGATCTGGCGGGACAATAACTGTTATTGGTTGCGATACCACTTGGAATATTCAGCTTGCAGCTTCGCCAAATTTCAACAAGCTTGTTGCTATTGCAAACAATAGAACATTGAGCGATCCTATTATCCAGGTCTACAACGGGATTGCTTTCGGCACCCACGAGCCAAAGATGAGAATTTGGCCATCAATATCTGCAACAATTGGCGCTGACTTATTGCACGATACTCCTATGCCATTCTATTGGAGCCAAGGTGAATTCAGCAGATGTGATGTTTTAGCCAGTCTTTTAGGCAATTCTTTTGGGCATGATGGAAGTTTCAGAACAGCAAACCGGACATGGCGCGGATACTGGTGGTCAGTTCCAAAAGCTGAAACAACTATCACTGGTGTCGAGTACAGAACAAGGCTTTACTATTATGTAGGCCCCGGTGAAATCAATGGCAGGACAATAGGTCAGAATATTTATGTTGATGGTTTAGCTGCTACATACCCATCTGGCTGGATAGGCTATGTTGACTTTGGAGTTCTATCATTTCCAGAATTGGCGCTTCCAACGTGGCCCGTAGCAGTAACTGAGCAAATAAACAATCTTACCGATCTTGATACCGGGGATTCTGTATTCCCATTTACTGACGCTAATCTTTATGCTGATGGAACAACGCACGATTCCAATTATTATGGAGACTATGATCCGCATCCATATTGCCACAAGATAACAACTGGGGCAAATGCTGGCGTATACATCCTGATATGGGCACAGAATTTACCAGAGAACCAAGGTGTGGTAGATTACATGTCTGGTACTGCGTATACATCCTGGATGCGCGGTCGCCTTATGTATTGGAATATGCTGGATGGAACATATACCCAGTTGAGAACAGTTGAATTCTCGCCTTATAACATCGTTGCAGATCTTGGTGCAGTGGCTGGCGCTGACAATGTTCCAGCAGCTACAATGCTGCCTCTCATATATGAATCAAGTAAACTATATTATATTGCTGCAGTAACTGATCCTACTGCCAATGCTCTTATTGAAACCGTATTTGGTGTTGTTGGTACTGTAACCATAACTGGTGGCTCAGATGTGACGCCTCCATATATCATCTATCAGATACTGACATCAGATATATTCGGCATTGGCCTCACAGCTTCGATGATTGACCAGACTTCTTATCTTGATGCAGTCAGCTATTGTGTTGCCAATGAATTCTATATCTCAGCACAGTACAGGCGTGAAGAAGCAGTACTCCAAACTATTGATGATCTCCTATCTTGCTATGGTGGCTTCCTTGTCATATCCAATGGTGTAGTCAAGTTCAAGCAGTTGGAGTTCCTAGATGGTGCGGCCAATTCCCTCCGTACAATAGACAACAACCACTTCATTGTAGATGATGAGAAACCCCCGGTTACAATCAGCAAGGGTGCCCGGCAAGATACATTCAATAAAGTAAGGGTGAACTACTTTGATAGGGCGCTGGAATATGCTCAAAACCAAGTTGAAGAAGCTGATGAAGTAGATCAAGACTTGAACGGGATAAGGCCGCGTGAGTTCCCTCCAATGTATGTGATGCAGGAGAAGATGGCTCGCACAATGGCCACTCGCGCGTTGTGGGCTAATCTTTATGCCAGGGATACTTATTCATTTACACTTGGATGGAAAGATTGTGACCTTGAACCGGGGGATGTGATTACACTTGTGGATAGTTTCCACACATCACTGCAGGGTGGCCAGATATGCCGTATCATAGAATGGAAGGAATCAGATCGCGGCAGGTTTGAAATAACGGCCAAGCAAGAGTTTGAGTACGTTGCTGCATCTAGTGCATCAGCACTTAATATAACAAGCGCAAGCATCCAGAATACCATCGGTGAAATTCCAACTATCAAAGATTTCACAATGTATGAACTGCCAGCTGAGTACCAGAACGATACTGGCATGGCATATGTATCGTGGGCCGCTTATGGGTTTGCAGCTGGGGCGCAGCTTTGGTTATCTACAGATGGTGTATCATATGCATCCGTCCAGCAGCAAGAGCCTTATCAAATCAATATGCTTCTAGTTGGAGGATTGCCAAATTCTGACTTACTGGCGGAGAATGTTGAAGTCTACATCGCACCAAGATCTGATTGGGCAACTACTAATAGCTATTATTATGCGCAGACACTTGTTGCTGCTGATCAGCCTAGCCGCGCTGTTGGCGCTTCACTATTGTGGTGCGGCTCAGAGATGATGGCATATCAAGGTGTGAACCTGGTAGGGCAGAACCATTATCGTTTCGACAAGTTGTATCGCGGTTGGGGCGGCACAAATATCCACAGTCATTCATCAGGCGACCTTATGTACAAGCAGGGTGGCGGGATGTTCTATGAAGAAATAAGTACAGATCGCATCGGCACAGTTATTATGTACAAGGTGCAGCCGTACAACCTTGCCCATGCTGCGCAAGACATTTCTAGCATCTCTGCAAAATCATATACCATAGTTGGTCAGAACTACTTGCCACAAGCGCCAAGTGCTATCCAGTTTAACAACAATGGGCGTCGGAACCAGGAGTATGTAGCATCAACTATTGACATTCCAATCAATTGGCACGCATCTGCGCGCAAGAGTGGATACGGTTCTAAGGGTGAAGGGAAGACGCCTTATGGAGACTTTACGCCAGATTCAGTTTCATATAGAGTGGAGATTGTAGGATCAAGCAACTTAGTTGTGAGATCTGAGGCAGTGTCTGTCACGAGTTACACATATACATCAAGCAAGAATTTCGCAGACAATGGCGCTTGGAGAGGGAATGTAGCAGTGAAAGTAACTCCATACAACTCAGCAGGGTTGGCCACTCAAACCTCAGTTATTAGTTTGGACCTTTGGACATGAGTTTTACAGCACAGAACAATATGGAAACCCAAGTATCTGGTCAGGCTGACTGGGATACCGGGCTTAATGGGAACTTCACCATTCTTGATCGGGGATACCATGGACTGTTGGCGGCAGGTACAGCAATCAAAACCGGAGATATTCTATGGGCCGCCAGTGGCGGCGCACTGTTCCCATACAACCCCCAGTCACTCTCCCTCAGACAGCCAGTTGCCATCTCATACAAATCCGTCGCGAGCGGCGTCACTGATACTTTTCTTCTACGGGGGATAGTCACCTCCATCAGCATCTGGTCAGGGAATATCACCCCCGGTCAACCCGTCTACGCTTCGCCTACCACGCCTGGATTTTCCGTAGGGTCTTATAGCGCGGCGGACTATCCTGCTGGCCTAGCACTGGCTAATACAGCCCTGTACTTTGATCCGGGGAGGTTTAGGAACATCCCTGAGAAGATAAGCCAAGTGCAGAGCTTGGGACCTCTGGCCATTGGGTCTACGCATCATTTCGCTTTGAATGTTGGGAACCGGGGATTTGTAAGGAAGGTGGAAGCCGTCACCTCATACAATTTATGGACGTTGAAGATGTTCAGCGGTAGTGCTAAGGTAAGTTCAGAGGCACTGTTTGAGAGCTCAAGCGGTGGCGTAACATCTACATACTTGCTTGATGCAGCTGGGTTCCCATATGAAAATACAGACACTGCTTCACCCGGAATGGTTTTTGGAAGTGTTACTGTGAACTCAGGAGTTGGATCTGCATATTTCAATTTGAGCGTTGTAGCGGAAAGGTTTAGGTAATGCCATATTTAATGCATGAACACTTCGGGGTTTACTCAGATGGATGGGTTGACATTGCTGATACAGGGGTGTGGATACTTGGCAATAACAGCATTCAAGTTGGATCTGGTTTAGGTCCATATGCTGAATCAGTATTAATGCAATCTGGTGGAAATGATATTGGAACAACTAAAGCAACAAGAACAGTAAGGTCTTGGGCTGCCACATTTGATATTGGATTTGCATTTTGGATGTCACTTGGATCTGGAGGCGTTGCATATTCTTCAACGCAGCCTATAGTATACATATATGATGCCAATAGCCGGGAATTTGAAATAAGACTAAAAACTGATGGCAATGTTTCAATGACCATGGTCAATCTTGGTCCTGCTTCTGCAAATAGTATTTGGTCTTCAGTTGGTGTTAATGTTGCTGATAAAGCTTGGCACCACATTGAGGGATACTTAAAAGTTGCATCAGACA